CAGTCGTCGGACTCGTGGCGCCCTGAGCGGTTGCACTCGCGGCGAGGCCGAGCCCTAGCAGTACCGCGTAGAAGACGATCAAGAACTGCCTCATGCGATCCTCCTTACGTGAAGAGCTTCTTGAAGAACCCCTTCTTCTCTTCCTCGATCTGGACCGGAGAAGTCGGCTTCGTCACCTCAGCTCGACCTTCCAGCGGCTGCCTCCCCTGACACACGAAGCACATCGCCTCGTGTTCGAGCCTCATCGCCTTCTCCTGCAGGAACTGTCCCTGCTTCTCTCTCGGAAGAGTATCGATCCCCGGAACCCAGCCAGACTTCACAGCCCGCATCCTCAACTGCATCTGATTCTGCCCGGGCTCCATGGTCACTGTGAGCTTGCGCCCGCAGGAACAAACGACCACGATCACGGGGAGCATCGTGCCGTTTGGAGCTTGTCTCTCTCCAAAGTGAACTGTTGCCATGATTCCTCCTACGCGAGGTAGAGCGCGCCACCCGAACCAGCAACCGCGAACTGAAGGGTGATGTTCCCTCCGTTCGTGGCCGTGTCCGTCACGTCATAGTACCCGATTACGGGAGCAGTCGTGGGTGTACCCGTATCCTTGTAGATCCCGACGTTCGTGATCGTCGATCCACCTGCAACCGCGGTCCAGACTGGATCATCCGCGTCGAGGTACGCCCTATTGTTCGAGTCGTCCTCAGTAATGGACTTGTTCCCGAGCGTCTGATCCGTCCCGATCCGCGCGTCCACCATATCACTCGCGCCACCCTCATCGATGAAGTTGATCGTGCGCGAGGGAGTATGCGTGGACGAGAGAAGGATACACTTGATCGTGTCCGTGAGTAGCGCGAGCGAAGAGTCAAGGATGATGTAACATCCCTTGTTCGTGACAACGTTTGCCATCTAGTCCTCCTACTTGTACCTCACGGTCACGGTCCACGTTCCGTTCGCCGGAACAGTCGCGAGAACGATTCCATCGAACCACTGCTCGAGGCCCGTCAGCTCGACGTTCTCGTTTGCGGCCTCGACATAGTGATTCGCGATCACCGCTCCGCCCGTCTCTGTCACCTGTAGCTGCTGACCAGCAGTCATGCCAGTCCCGGAGAGAGCGATTGAGGTGACGTAGATCATTCCGGTGACAGCGTCAGCTGCCGCCGTCATCGTGATCGAGCGTGACTTCCTTGTGACAGCCATCGATGATCCTCCCTAGCCACGGATATGTGCTTTCGAACACCTTCACGGGATCGATCCAGGGTGATGGGACGTAAAATCCGTTCTCGAGGAGGAGCGGATCCACCCACGACTTCGCGAGAAGATCAATCTCATGATCTGGCCACAGCATAAACGTTGGGCAGGCGCAACAGTGACACGCAACGTGCCCAAGCCCCGAGCTGAAGCCGACATATCCATCAAGCCGACGAAGAATCTCAACGGCTGTTCCAAAGTGAGTACGCCCGACAGGAGGGAATCCGCGAGGGTCGGTGTACCACGGAAGGGTGGGATTGTCGTCGAAGAGAGAAGCTGTTAGATCGTCCCAAGAACCTCCGAGGAGAACGAAGCGAACGTTGGGTACTTGCTCGTGGACGAGATTGAGGAACTTCGCCCATTGAGGCGCGCGCCAAGTGTTCCACGCCTCTGCGCCACGGTACGAAGCACAGGAGATTCCGAGAAGGAACTCTCCCGACTGAGCAGAGGAGAGGATCTGCTCCGCCTTCTGAGTGTGCTCTGGCGCAGGGGAGAGCTGGTATCTGTACGTCGTTGGGAGATCGGGCAGCCAGTCAGAAAGGGGTCGCCCTGCCTCTAAGTGCGGATTACACGCGAGCATGACGATGTTCCCAAACGGGAACTTCTTCACCGCGGACCAGGAGGAGAGCCCGTGCGTATTCTGCCAGGCACGAATCGTCGGGTAGTCGAATGGAGCGTATCCAAAGTAGTCAACCTGAGGATGGAGCTCACAGAACTGATGCAAACGACGAGGAGCTCCGTCGAGACCGAGAATCGCGAACCGCTCCTCCGTATTCACATACTTCGTCCACGCCCACTGGAACTCTCCTATCCCAGAGGGGACTACGAGTACTCTGTGTTCCTTGAACATGTCGAGATCGTAGTCCGTTCCGAGGTATTTCATTATCTCACCTGGATTATCCCGGGAACGTAAAGTTTTCCGTCCCTCTCGTCAGGCGTGAAATAGAAGCGATCGTAGATATTGTACGGCTGCCCTATCTTACGCGCATCGGACGATCGCATAGGGATCGAAGTATGTCCTCGCCCTTCCTCGAAGTCCCAAGAGTCGAAGACTGAGAGGTAGTACCCTCGCTTGTCCTTTCCCACGCTCACACGTGCGTGTCCTAGTCCAAGACCGTACGTTAAGGACGCTCCATACCCCGCTCCAGAATCGGAGGCAAAGAGTACATCGTCGGAATTGAGAACCTTCGGAAGATCCCCTGTGCTCAGATCAACAACCGCTCCCACTCCGATTCTGTCCGGATAATACCGCTTCAAGCTCCGAAACGCCTGCCCTTTGAAACGGGTCAAAGAAGTCGGGCGTTCCTCTGTGAGCGGAAGAATGTCTAGCTCGGGGTGTTTATACTGCGCTATCTGCTTCGTCCTAAACTCTCCAGGAGAGGTAAGCTCAGCGGCCTTGAACATTAGGCGAGCGAGCCAGGTCATTGGACCTTCAGGCATTGACTTTCCTCGCCACGAGTAGCCCCGAATCACCAGGACTGTGCAGGTGCTCCCATCCGGTGCGGGGAAAGTGAGTCTCCACAAAGACCCTCACACCGTCAGAGCCGACAGTATCATGGAAGCACATGAAGTGCTTTACTCGTTCATGCCACGCAACCCAATCAGCGGAAACACCTCCGAAAGTGTGATCAGCGTCAACGAAGACGAGGTCGGCTTCTTCGGGCAGCGTGGGGATAAAGGAGTGAGAACGGATGAACGTAACGTACGAAGACAAACCATGCGCCGCCAGACGATCAGCAGCGATAGCGGGCTCGACCTTGTCGTACCCGTTGTCGTACGTCCACACATGTCCACCGTTCAGCCGGGCCGCCTGCGCAAAGAACAACGTCGTCTGCCCTCGATACGTTCCAAGCTCCACGAGAGATCGAAGACCATTCGCTCTGATCAGAGCGTACATGAGAAGCATGTAGAAACGAGTAGGGTTGATCGTACGATCAAGAAACCTCGAGAAGTCATACTCCTCGAAGTTCGTCTCCGTGAGCGAGTGCGCTACGCCCTCGAGACCCACCACTCTAACTTCTCCATGAGATGCTTGCAGCAGGGCCATTTACGAGAGAACCCCGCTGCAAGCACTTTGAACTGCTCATACGCGAGAGGGTTCCTCGTCTCTCGAACCCTCTCCGCGAACGCTTGGAGGGACCGGTACTGAACAGCCCGGTCCCTCCACTGGCTAGGTCTGGGTTCCAACTTTCGTGCCCCCAGTATTCCAGTTGAATCCATCGGCCTCCGCGGTAGCCGCCTCGGCTATCCGAAGGACCCCGGAAGTATCGAACCAGAGATACCAGTCGTTCCCAGCCGTATCCTGGAGAATGAACCCAGACGGCTGAGCCTTCCCGGTCTCCAGTGTGAGCCGGGTGAACCCCGTGAGAGGACGAACGGTCTTCGAAGCCATTGCTAACTCCCGCCGCTCGAGCCGTACACCCCCTGCCACCGAGCGAAGCCCTTGGAGTAGCGAGCGTAGATCTTGAACAGAGCGTCCCCTGTCAAGAAGTCGTCCGCCTCACTCGTCTCGGGCTTCACTCTCCACCAGAACCGGAGATCGTGCCCGTCGCCGCTGTCTCCGCCCTTCTCCGTCAGCAGGAACCACGAATCGGTATCCGTGAGGTACCGGCAGAGCAGGTACGAAGCAGTGTCAGCGAGAGGGTTGATCTCGTTGTTCGCGGAGTACGGCTTGTACTCGCTCTGGAGGATCTCCTTCGCGGCCCACTCGAACGCGGGATCGATGATGAGCAGCTTCGGAGCCAAGATGATCGGACGACCACGATCGTCGAGGAGCGTCTTGTAGTGATCCAGAGCGGCCTGGTAGGCCGTGTACGAGAAGTCGACGTCTGTCGACGGCTTGTTCGCCTGCACTGCCCCTCCGTCGAGGCGAGTGTGCGAAACGTGGCAGAGCGCCAGAGAGTCGAGTCCCGTGTACGCAGCGTTGAACGCGTTGTTCAGCACCGACCACGCGTCGATCTCCACCTTGTACGCAGCAGCGCGTCCGAGCTCCGCGGCCATGCGATTCATGATGGAGTACAGATCGTCGTCGTACATCTCTCGGGTGATCCTGAACCCGAGACCGTAGGACGAGTGGGTGTACCGCAGCGTGCCACCCATGATGGGATCGTCGAAGTCGACCGCGACCCCTTCCGGCTTCGTCTTCATGCTGCCCAACCCGGCGACCGCCGACTCCTCTTCGTAGGCCCGCTGGCTCGTCTTGATATTGAGCACAGGGATCCACTGATTCGGCTGGCGATCGATCGCGTTGAACGTCACCCTCCAGAGACCGGGTGCCAGGAGGGTAGCAAAACCGCCAGTTGTTGCAGTCATGTGCTATCCTCCTACGAAGTTGTGGCGCCCTGCGAGTTCGCCACACCGAAGCTGAAGATTACGCGACCGAGGTAGTCGCCGACGACCTCGTTGTCCTGAAGCCAGTGCTCCCAGATGAGAGCACGAGCGTTCGAGCCAGCGACGGTGCCGTTGACGTACCACTTCCCGGACGTTCCCTCCTTGGTTACCCCGTAGTACCGACCGCGGTCCCCGAGAGCTGTCGCGAGCGTCCCTGAACCGTTGTCGAG